AAAATATACAAGCAGAAAGCACGAGAGCGATTTATAGAATGTTACTTACTTTTAAAATTAAAAACAAGTTAAAAAAGATGCAATATAATATACAAAAAGAAGAAGCAAAACTTTGTAATCAATATAAAAAATATAGTAAAAAATATTTAAATAAAAGAGTAAATTTTATAGTACGAGATTACGATGAAAATGAGAATGAAATAATATATAAATTAAAAGGAGAGGTAATAGGATTTAATAATTTTGGAGCTAGAGACGATAGTGCTGGATATTTATGTGCTGTAATTATGCCAGATAATTTTGATGATAGTATAAATTTAGATTATGATTTATTTAACGAAATAGATTTAAAAGATATAAAATCATTAAGTATAAAAAAGAATAAAAATATAATGAATAATCGGTTAGTTATTCGAGTTACAAAAGAAGAGCAAACTGCATATCAAAATTTAGCAAAAGAGCAAAACAAACCAATATCTAAAATAATTAGAGATTACTTGAATAAACTAACAACAAAATGAATCAGCACAAAATGTATAGATGTATTAGAATGATGCAATTTTTACAAGAGAAGCCACGAAATATATATACGATAGAAAGATATTTGAATGTAAGTAATAGAACAGTTTACCGGTATTTAAAACTTTACGAAGCACTTGGATATATAGTAACAAAAGACAAATTTGACAAAATACAATTAAACCAAAAATAAATGGAATACAAATTAATAGCAAACGAGATAAAAGATACACTAAAAGTTAATGTATTTGAGAATTCACGAAAGAGACCAATAATAGATGCAAGGAGTTTATTCTGTTACATACTACGCAAAGATTTTAATCTTACGTTACATAGTATAGCAGACATTTACAAGAGCAAAGGAAAAAATTACAATCACGCAACTGTAATACACTCGGTTAATAATTACGATATAGCATCCAAAGACGACAGAAGACTTGAAGAGATAAGAGCCAAAGTATTAAAACTAACTAATCCTCAAGCAGTACTTATAAATAGAATAAGAGACATATATGATACAGACAGATTACAAGGTTTACACAACTTAATAGACTTCCAAGAGCAACAACTAAAATAATAAATATATGGGCAAACCAAAATACATAGAGACACCAGAGATACTATGGCAACACTTTGAAGAGTACAAAAAAGAGACAAAGAGCAAACCATTCCTAGTAAAAGATTGGGTAGGTAAAGATGCTCTAGATGTATATAGAGAGAAAGAAAGACCACTCACTATTGAAGGCTTTGAATGCTACCTAGCAGATAAGAATATAATAGATAATTTAAGCCAATATTTTGCAAATACAGAGCAAAGATACACAGACTATCAAACTATCTGTTCACGTGTAAAAAAAGCAGTACGTCAAGACCAAATTGAAGGAGGGATGGCCGGAATGTATAATCCAAGTATAACACAAAGATTAAACGGATTAGTTGAGAAGACACAGACCGAAGTGAATGTAACCAAGTTTGATTTTGATGAGTAACATAAAAGGTTATAAGCCACACACAAACCAGAGGCAAATACACGATTCAATTAATAATGAGCCATACAAATATTATGTATTGAATATCGGGAGGCAGTTTGGTAAAACGATGTTGGCTATTAATCAAATGTTATACTGGGCGATTAATAATAGAGGTTGTAATATTGCTTGGGTTACTCCGGTATACAAACAAGGTAAAAAAGTATTTAGCGAACTAGAGAAGGCCACCAGAACGAGTGGCTTTTTTGAGTTTAACCAAAGTGAGTTAACAGTAAAAGGATTTGGAAGTACTATCTCTTTTTTCTCTGGAGAGAGACCGGATAATATTCGAGGAAATACATTTGACTATTTAATAATCGATGAGGTTGCATTTACAAGAGAGGAACTATGGAGCGAGGTACTTTCTGCAACCGTATTAGTCAAAGGTAAAAAAGTAATATTCATATCCACACCGAAAGGAAAGAATCATTTCCACACACTATCACTCCAACCTAATTATGACTCCAGATACAAGTACTTTCATTTTACAAGCTACGATACTCCATTCATTAACGAACTAGATTTAGAAGAGCGAAAAAGAAGTTTACCTAGCCATATATTTAGACAAGAGTATTTAGCAGAGTTTTTAGATAATTCAAGTGGACTATTTGCAAATGTAAGAGAGTGTATCGGAGAGCCTTCAAACTCAAATATATACTACGGAGGTTTAGATATTGGCCGAGCAGACGATTACACAGTACTGACTATTATAAACGAACACAAACAAATAGTTTACTGCGAGAGATGGAGACACGATGAGTGGACTAGAATAATAGATAAGGTAGGAATAAAAATAAACGAATACAATGCAAAGGTATATGTCGAGGTAAACAATCAAGGAGACGTATTTTATGAGATGCTAAAAAAGATATGCGGGAAGAGAGTCTATCCATTTGTAACAAGCACAAAGACCAAGCCTATAATGATTGAAGACTTGGCTGTACTATTCGAGCAGAAAGAAATACAAATACTTAATATCAGTTGGCTAGTAGATGAACTAGAGGCATTCACTTACATATATAATCAAACAACAAGGAACGTACAATATTCTGCACCACAAGGAGTACACGACGATAGTGTTATTAGTTTGGCATTATCTTACCAAGCAATTAAAGATTTAAAAAACAGAGGCACATACGCAATTAAATAATCATTCACAAATAAATAAAACAAACGTTATATAAATATGAAATTAATAGTACCAAGTTCACTAGAGGAAATCAGTCTTAGCAAATACCAGAGATACTTAAAAGAGTTTGAGTATAGCAAGAGCCTAAAAAACCAAGAGACATATCTAGGTTTAAAAATGATTGAGATATTTTGCGAGGTTACAGAAGAACAAGCCAAGCAAATAGATTCAGACTCGGCAAACAAAGTGATTAAAATATTAGTTGATTTACTTTCAGTTGAGCAGACGTTAACAGAAAGTTTTAAACTAGGAGGCATTCAGTTCGGTTGGATTCCTAAATTAGATAACTTATCATTTGGAGAGTTTTTAGACTTAAATAATAACATAGACAACTGGGAAAATATGGTTACTGCTATGGCAGTATTATACAGACCAATAACCGGAAGAGCAGCAGACGGAAAATACTTAATAGAGAAATACGAAGGAGACAAGTATCACGAAATATTAAAAGAGATGCCGTTAAGTGTTGTACTAGGAGCAACGGTTTTTTTTTGGAATTTAGGAGTGGATTTAGTGACATCTACCCTTTACTCTTTGGAGGAGGAAATGAGCAAGATGAGTACTCGACAGAGAGCCAGTTTTCAAGAGAGTGGGGATGGTTTGCTTCTCTCGCTGAACTCGCTAAAAACGATGTTACTAGAATTGAAAAAGTTACCAAGTTAAATATGCATTTATGCTTGAAGTTTTTATCTTATAAAATAGACAAAGACAATTTAAGAGCAAAGCAATTAGAAAAAATAAACAAAAAATATGGACGATAAAAAAGGAGTTGAGGCATTATATAATTTAATTGATTCTTTAAACGAAGAGTTGAGCAGTAATCCATTTGTAAACACAGTAACTTTTAAAAGACTAACGGAAGTAGACTTAAATAAAAATACTATATTCCCTTTGTGTAATATCGTTTACAATTCAGTAAGACACAACGAGAATACCTTATCATTTAATTTTACCATATTTAATCTAGATATCGTAAACATATCAAAGGAAGCCGAAATAGGCGTTTACGGAAACGATAATACTTTTTACATACTATCTAACCAACTCTATGTTATTAATCGTTTATTGAGCCGTTTAAAGCAATCTACAATATACAAAGACGGTTGGGAATTAGAAGGCACTCCAGATAGTGACGTAATCGACAAAGAGATGGAGAATATGTTAACCGGTTACCAAACAGACATAACGATAAACGTACCTAACGACATAGCAAAATGCTAAACATAAAATTTGAGCATTTAATTGATGCTATGAATGAGTTTGGCGATAAGGTTGTTGCCGATGCTAAACAGAACTTAAAAGACAAAAAGAAACTTGACACCGGCACACTAGAAAAAAGCGTAGTTAATAACGGAGTAAGGTTTATGAAGCGGTCCTTTAGTTTAAATATTGGAATGTCAGACTATGGAGCATTTGTAGACAAGGGAGTCAGAGGAGTAGGAGGAGTAAGAAAACAGACAAGCACGTTTAAAAGAACAAATAACAAAGGTAAAATCTGGAAACAAAACGGAGGAGATAGTCCTTATAGTTTTAAAGAGGGACGTAAACCAAGTGTTAAACATTTTATTGACTGGAGTAACAAGAGAGGATTAAGTCCATTTGCAGTTAGAGAATCGGTTTACCATCAAGGTATAAAACCTACTTACTTTTTAAAAGAGGCCGTAGAAGAGAACATAAAACTAATGCCGAAAGAAATAGCAGAGGCATTTGCTTTGGATGTAAAATCAACAATAGAATTAATAGCAAAATCAAATTTCAAATAATATGCCAAGTATAAATTTAATATTTGCAAGAAGTCCTTATCAAGTAATTATAAACGAGGCAAACCAAGTTAAAACTAAAATAGAGATAAAACTTTGGAATAAGGGAGACACTCCTCCAGCAAATCCAACTTATATAATGAGCGAAGGTATTGCATCGGTAACTCAAAGAGAAACCAATTACAATATAGCTCCATTTATTTTAGAGTTTATAGATAAATATAAATTGGTATATAATATAACTGCCGTAGATTTAGCAGACAAAAAGGAATGGTGCATCGGAGAATATAAGACATATTATAGTACAAATGGCGAAGACTATACTTTAAAAAGTACAGTTTCTTTTTGTGCAGTAAATGGATATTCAGAAGTAGAGAACGGAATTAATTTAAACCTTACAAGCACACAAGCATATTTATTATTGGCAAATCCAAATATAAAAGTTTATTGGAATCCAATTAATGTTTACACTATACCTTACTATAATTTTATATGCAAAGATACCACAGATGAGTTTTCTGCTAAATGGATAGATAAAACCGGAACTATTTTAAAAACACAAACTTTTTATACTGGTACAAATGATTTCTTTAATTACGCAATTCCTTTAATATTTGGTGCAAGTGTAATGGTAGAAATATATAGTAAAAATATAGGGAAAATTTATAAAATTGATACAGAGGAAATATGTGAGCCTAAATATCCTATTCAAGTTATGTGGTTTGTGAATAAGTTAGGAGGTTGGAATCAATTTACTTTTTTCAAAGCGAGTTACAATTCTATTGATGTCTC